CGTGGGCAATTTCCATGTGTTCCTTTTGTGTGCCATTTGCTCCGCGTAACTCTATGTAATGGACCCAGCTTCTTAATGTACCATTCATATACAGAGTGGTTTTTGTAAGCCCTTCTGGAAGAACCTTACGTGCTTGTTCTTTTGCTATACCTTTTTTGATTGCCCAATCATATTCTTTTTTGGCATGATAGGCAATACGCATCTGAGCCCACTCCCATTCCTGTTGAAGTTTTTTATCTTCAACTTCAATAGAATTCTGTCTGTTTTTAGGATCTTGTAATCTTGCTTCACTGTATTCAAACATATCTCCTTGATCCTCTGGATCAGCATATCTTTGGCTAAATTCCTGGAAACTGAAACTGCGATGTCTGACAATTTGATGTGCTATATCCCGTGTTGTTTTTATTTCTAAACAAGCATTTACCATTTCTAAAGGTGACCAATGTTGATGTTTAACAAGATACTTTATAAGTTTTTCGCTTGTTTCTTTATTCATTTGATTACTTGGATTACTTACCCTGGCACAATAAGCAATTAAATCTTGGCAATTTAATGGCTGTCCATCTGGATAAGTTTGAAACTCAGATGCTTTGGTATAGCTTATTAATTTTACTTCCATTTAAAACTCCTAGTAAGTTAAATCTGCGGCAACTATAAATCTTGAATCTTCAGATTTTAATTTTCCTGGTCGATGCCACTCTTTACTTTCGTAAATTATCCAACCACCTAACAGTGGTGGCTCCATGTGTCTAAGTTTATCTTCTGGTCCATTAGGAGCAAATTCTGTTCCACAGTCATCATCTGCTTCAGGCAAATGAACATAGTACACACCGCTAATACTATTAACACTGATGTCATGCCAATGATGATGCCAAAGTTTTTCTCTATCTTCTCCTGGTAGTTTTGTCATAAAACTCCATGCTTGAATAGCTTTAATTTGTACTTCTTTTTCCAAAAACATAAAACAACTCATAATGAAACTCATTTTAAGTTTCATCCAATGCGGACTTTGTAATCCAAACACATTAAAGTTTGTTTGAAACTTTGGACTATTAGTCCAAAACTTTCCATCATTAATTGCTTGTTTTACATCTTCGCAAACCATATCTCTATCTCTTTGTGTGATAAGATAGTTCCAATCATATTTTTTTATATTCATCCTGTCCTCAATACAATGTGTACACCCCATGGAGATATTACAGGCGGACCTATTGTGTCTATGCCTATTACCTTTACTGCTTCAGAAAAGTCTGGGTGCATCTTATGTTCATCAAACCAACCGAGATCACCTCCCTGCCTGGGACCACTAGCACAGGCACTAAATTGTCCTGCGGCATCTTGGAATGAAATATTACCTGTCTTAAGTTCTTTTATTATTCTTTCTGCTTCTTTGACAGCAACGCCCAAAGGTCTATCGTGGGTGCTGTTCTCTGCGTCTTTATGACTTAATAAGATGTGCTTACATTTTAAATTCATTAATCACCTTTACCGGGCTTCTCTGAAAAATACTTATCGAATTTATCTTTCATATCTTTGTAATCAGAAGCATCAGCAGGGACATCGGCGTCACGTTTTTCTGTAATGTTAGGCCATTCGTTTGAATATTTAAAATTTAAATCGTACCATTTGTTTTCAGGATCTTCAAAATCTTGTATAATAGCATCAACAGGACATTCAGGCACACAAACTCCGCAGTCAATACATTCATCAGGATTTATTACCAACATGTTTTCACCTTCGTAAAAACAGTCTACAGGACAAACCTCAACGCAATCCATGTGTTTGCATTTTATACACTTGTCATTGACAAGATACGTCATTTCATCCTTGCTAACCGGATCATAGTAGCCGCCAAATTTATTTCTGGATCGGAAACTAGTGTATGGTCTACTAATCCTTGTTTCACTATTAATATAGCACTTTCTTGTTTTTCTTCATTTCCAAACAAATCAATGTTGTCATACAACCATTTGTAAACATCTTCTATCTCTTCTGGCCTAGCTTGGCTACAGACAAGTTTCCTTGCTTTGGAAATCTGTCCTGCTTTGAATAGTTCAGTCATTTCAAGTTTCCAATCACTTTCTCCTGTATCACTTTTTTGCGGAGGAACCAACTGTCCACTTACACTATTCATTTGTACCATATTTATACATTTACGTAAATCAGGATACGTAGCTTTTACGTATGTGTCTAGTGTATCGATGTCTGGAGTAATTTCTTCAGCGATCAGTATCTCTGCTACACGAGCAGTAAATTCTGTTTGATCAATACGTTCAATATGAAAGCCTTGGCATCTTGAATGTAGTGCTGGAATAATTCTATTTGGATAGTTACAAGTAAGTATAAACCTACTAGTTGTGTGATATTCTTCCATAACACCACGCAATGCCGCTTGTGCGTTTGGACTTAGATAATCTGCCTCATCTAACAATACAACCTTAAATGCTCCAAACGGAATCATTTGGACAAAGTTTACAATCTTATCTCTTACGTCTTCTACACTATTTGTTCTACTGGCATTTATCTCTAATACGTCTAAGTCATTAATTTCTAATTGTGTTAGCAAAATTTTAGCAAGAGTTGTTTTACCTATACCAGCATTACCAGAAAAAAGCAGATGGGGAATTGTCCCATCTTTTATCCATTGCTCAACTTGTTTTCTTTGATGCTCATCTCTAAACACATAACCTTTTACGTCTTTTGGTCTATATTTTTCTACCCAAAGTTCTTTCATCTTCCTAACCACCTCCTAGCCGCATTAATTGGGTTTTTAAGTCCTTCATATGTTTGATCAATAAAGTCAATATGTTTACCTAACTTTTCATTTAACATTTTAAGTTCTTTTTCTATATTTGTCAATCTATCATTGTCTATGGCTTGCCAATACTGAAACTTTTTGTTTTTGTCTGTACCAATATAAGCCTGTCCTGTTTCCATATCAACAATTTTCCATTTGCTTGGACACTTGGTTTCAATTACCAATGATACAGGCTCTTTAAGTTCTTCTACTATAGATCCGTCTATTAATTTTCTAGCTTTCACTTTTTACTCCAAAATGTTTATATGTGTCTTGAACGCATTTAGCTTGATAGTAACAATCAGCTAAGGCATTGTGTGCGGATTGTTGTATTTTTTTTCTTGGGTCTTGCGGCAACATTTTGAATAGTGTTCTGCTGTCTCTAATTTGCCAGAAGTTCCAAGGTACAGGCTTACCTAAATTTTTATACAAGTCCTGTAATATTACAAAATCAAATGTAGGACCTTGACACCATATGTAGTCTAAACCAACGCACCATTTGTTCAGTTGTTTTGTTAGTTCGTCACTGCCCACTCTTTCATGATCTCCAAATGCCTCATCTTGTATTTCCTGTGGTTGTTTACTCCACCACTTCATTGTGTTATCATCTATTTTTCTATTTAAATTTTCACTTTGTTCTTCTATATCACATCTGAGATACAAAGGATTATGAGGTTCAGTATTATCAAATGGATTGAACTTAATAGCACCAACTGTGATAATAACACTATCAGGATTAACCCCAAGTGTTTCTAAATCTATCATTCCATGTGTCGCCATACTATCTCCTGTACCTTATTCTATAGGCTCTAAATCATCCTGTAATTTTTGACTTTCACTTTTTTGCTCTTGTAACTTTATCTCATATATTGTAATAATGTTACTCAATCTCTGAGCAGGCCAATTTACTGATATCATCTCATCTCTTAATTCTTTTAAATCTTTAAGTATTTCTTTTATCATAAAACCTTTAATAATATTATAACTTGTATGATCAATATAGCAATCGGCAGAATTGTTCTAATCAATTCCATAGTATGGTTGTATTCATCAAGTTTTCTTTCTAACCAATTTCTTTTGTACTTTTTCATACTACCTCCATTCTATTATATCTTCAAAAGGAGCTTTTGTATCTCCTTTGACAAACCCTCTATAATGTTCAGCCTTTCCTATGCTTACTAATAACACAGGCGCATATTCAATAAATCCAAAATCCTTTTTCCAGTGTTTTACATCTCTAGGAAAACAATTTGTATAACTTATATCTAATCCTTGCTCCATAAGAGTAGCACAAAGATTAGCAACAAACATACCAACTTCAATTGAAATGGCATCTATATCTTTTCTTCCTGCCATTCGCACTGGATCCATTTGTTCCATGTAATGACCATCTCTAATTTGTTCTGTATAATGTTCGTTTTGTTTTAATACTAATCTCGGTGTTATAATTAATGTGTAGGGATTATGTCTAATATGATAATAGTACGGATTAGGTCTGCCACTCACTGCTTCTATCATTCCTACTTCAACACCTTTTTCTTCCATTGTAAAATGATTGCTTACAACCAAATCCCATAACTTCTTTTTTTGCTCTTTGAAGTCAGGACCTAAAATATGAATCTTATATGGAAAACAATTTTGCTTTGAAGGTGTCATAGACCAAGCGAGTTTTAAATGCTTGTAAATTACATCCTTTGGTGGAATTTGATTCATATCATAGTGAACCACATGCTTACGTTTTTTAATAATATCGTAAACTTTCTTACCCATTAGCCTTTCCTATTCTCCTGGCCTATTGCCATAATTATTAAGAGAATATAAAGTATAGGCCAAGCCCAACCTTCTATCATACCAATTAAATGTAATGTCATTAAAGCAACACCAACAACTCCTGTTGTCCCAATGCCGCTTGATTGTGGTTTTGGAAACTTCATTATACACTCCTATTTTGTTTATAATAACATAAACAACACGGAATGTCAACTACTTTTGGCTACAAATCACCTTGTTTTCTATTTTCGGAAAAATGAGCATCAAACTCTCCGCCTGGATATCTTGCCTTTAGTTTGTTAACATTTTCTTGTATTACTTCGTTAGGATCTAAATCCAACGCCCTACATGAATTAATCCAATACCAAATAATATCACCAAGTTCTCGCTTAATATGATATTTGGTATCGTCATCCATAGGCTTACCTTGGAATACGCATTTTTTAATAATTTCTGCAAATTCGCCTCCTTCTGATGCTATACCAATGGCACCTGTCATCAGCAATGCCATATTTGTTTTGGAATCAAATTCAAGTTGCCTAAGTCGGTCAGCCATAAACGAGCTGTTATTTGATTCTGCGGACGTAACTTCTTTTACAAATTCTTCATACTTTTTTAAGTCTATCAATTTTCATCACCTTACAAATTCTTCTGGTCTAATATCAACTGGGCCATCTGAGTATTCTTTTCCTATAATAGCATCAGTAGGTTTTTCTTCACTTACTGCTAGAACGCTTTCTGCTTCTACCATTCTAATTTCAATCTCCTCCTTGCCATTATTAATTTTTACTCCCCTAGTCCATCTACCATGTTCAACTAATATCCAATCACCATTATTGTAATCATCATTGTTAGTTGGACCTTTAGCATAAACTTTTGCCCATCTAGGATATATACCTCTTGTGGTGCCGTCATCATTTGAGATGATTAAACCACCTGCTGTTTTTTGCTCTCCAAAATACATATCCCTTACCAAGACTCTATTTTTGACAGGGGTAAGGTCTCCCTGTATAGTATGTAGATTAGTTGCCATTACGCACCTCTTTTAACAAAATTGCCGTCTTTGTCTTCTACCCAATCTTCTTCAGCTGTTTCAGCTTTTGTTTTTCCAGCTTTTGTTTTTATACTAGAAGATTTTTTGACTTCTTCTACTTGTACTGCTGGAGCTTCATCAGCTTCTTCTTTTACTGAAGGAGCTGGAGTTTCAAACTCTGTAGCAGGAACATTATCTTCGTAATAGTCTCTTAGGACATCTTCACGCTTTCTAACGATCTTTCCGCCTGGACCTAATTCATCTCCTCTAGCGTTAACTCTTACGTTGCCAACTGCTGGAGTAAGTTCATTTCTTTGGCGTAGTAGATCCATATCAATGTTTTTACCCTGCATTGTACGGTATTGCTTTCTACCTGTTTGTCTGACTGCCATAACTGACCTCCTTTATTATATATGTACTTATCTCAAGAACTCGGTGTAATCTAGCTCATATTGGATCGAATTTACTTTATGTATACCAATTAAATATAGTATGTAGCTGGCTACACTTGACCCTCTTCCTACACCCCACACTATGTGGTTTTCTCTCATAAAGTCTACTAGATAAACCATGTATCTAAGCAGATTGTACATTTGTCTTTTTTTATACTCTACTAGTTCTTGTTCTACCCTATCAATTTCCTTTTGATCTTTACATTTATCTTTAACATATTTTTCTATGTCTAATGTCTTGTAGTAATCAGGCATGAACCAATCACTTTGACAAACTTCGTCAAACTGTTCTTTGGATACATCTATCTCTTTATAAGTTTTAAGTTTAGGAATACCAGAGTGTTCTGCTAGTGTGTTAAACTTATCTATGTCCTCACTAGGATCGCATAGCACCGTATGGCACTTGTTAATATTACCTTCATAGATTAAATCTATTAGATCCTCGCTCGTGAATCTGGGTATTCCAAAATTATCTGTTTTCATTAGCATTAATTGTATTTTACGATATATTGATCAAATTGTCAAGATCTAAATCGCCATTTTGTTCTTGTTGCTTTTCTTTTTCTTCTTTTATTCTTACTTCTTGCTTATAGAACTCAATAAACGTTTGTAATTGTTCTCTTACCTGAGGATTTTGGGTTTGGAAATATTTTTTGGATAATTCTGCTAGTTTTTCATGTAGATCAGATACAGACATGTCAGCAGTATTTTCGCTAAACGGATGTATCATTATTCAAAGTAACCGATGTAATCTGCGAATACAGTTGCTCCAGCGTCGTAACTAATAAATTCAAAAACATAAGTTCTTGTGTTTGGTGTGTCTATTACAAATGTATTTCCTGCACCTGACCAATCACTACTTCTTTTCAAAGTACCAGCACCGGCATTAGAAGCAAAAGTAATTGTTCTTTGAACTCCGTCATTATTAATATAGACTCTTACAACGCCTGTATTATTAGTTGCTGGCCACTCAGTTAATGTTAATGTAATGTCTGCGCCGATAGTGAACGTTTGAAAATTACCATTACTATAATTTATGTTTTGGCTTGTGTTTACTGTACCACCAGCAAAATAACCATAGCTGTTATCAATGAAGTTTGCGTTTCTTAAAATGTTTCCTAAGAAGTTGTTAGTAGCCTGACCACCAGATGTAGCTGGTGTGTATGTTACACCTTGTGCTGTGGTTGTTTGTAGAGTCTCTATCTCGCTTTTTGCGGCTACAAAATTGTCCTTGATGACATTAAAATTATCTCTAAAGCCTTGTGAATCGTTATCTTGACCTGCTACTGGGTAATCTTTGTTTACACCTGTATCATTTATATTACTAGCCATGCTATTCTCCTGTCATATTATTTATCTTAATTGCTGAACGTCCAGTAAAGTCTACAACGTTAAACAAAGGTTTATATGGATTTTTGGCGAAATATTCGTCTACTGCCTTGCGAGATCCTTGCCAATGCCCATAATCGTCAATAATTAGTACACCGTTATTACTCAAAACAGGATACAGCCAATGTAATTCTGTTTTAGTAGATTGATACCAATCAGTGTCTAATCTTAACACACTTATTTGGGTAGGCCTATTATTAGGATCTTTAAGTGTTTCGCACACATCTCCTTTAATAAACTTAATTGCATTTATGTCTATACCTGCTGACTGAACACATTTCTTGACATCTTCTAAAGATGCGTAACACCAATCTACATGCGTACTTGTTTTTGTTTGATGGTATTTGACTGTTGCCATTTCCTTTGTTCTAGCATTTACATCAAATTCTGTTGGTTCAGCCATTCCTTCAAACGTATCATACATCCAAACTTTTTTGTTAGACCCCATACGTTCAAATATTTTTTTCGCTAAAATTCCGTGTCCACCACGCCATACTCCACATTCTACAAAATCACCTGGTATATTATTTTCTACAGCATACTTACAAGACTTTAAAGTGTTTACCAATCTAGCAACAGAAGTCATTGTAAAATAGCTTTCAAGGACATACCTAATTAGTCCTACTTCTTCTTTATCTAGTTCTACAGCTATGTTTGATAATTCTAACTTTTGGGACTTGCTAATACCAGCCATGTGTTACTCCAACAAAATATTTATTAGACGTTAAATTGGAAATCAGCGAATTTGATGTATTGTTCATTGCTGTTATTTTTTGTTGAGTCTATGTTATAACGATCTATTTCTATGTTTAATTTTTTAAAATCAAAATTACTATTTGTGATATTAAGCAATACAGCGTCAGCTTGTCCTGGTTTACAGTATACCAAAGGTACTGCCAAAATAAAACCTAACTCAGCCTGACCAGTTGCCTGGGGAGTACGCATCCATAATGGATAAAATTCTCTTAAATTATTTCCTAATGCTCTAATACGTTTTCTCATGTTTGTTATATTGCTAATATACTTTCTTTGATCAGCACTATCACTTATCTTGATAGCATCACTATCAATTTTAATTGTATTGGTAATTGGACGAAGTCTAAGAGGATCACTATTAATACTATCATCTATATTCGCAACAACTATAACATTGCCTGATTGATCAGTTACTGTAATTTGATTGCCTGGAGTAAACAACAAGGGTGAAGTTCTAGCAAATATAGTAATTGTTCCTGTTGAGGCAGGTGACTTTCCTGCTCCGCCTCTTAATCCTATATCAAAAAATCCTTGACCTGTTCCTACGCCAGTGTTATCATCATTCACTTCAAATTGGATACTATCTACTGTCACGTTTTTAGAAGTTGTAGTTATAAACTGTTCTTTTGTTTCTCCTGTACTTGGCTCAGACGGATCAACTAATTCAACGTAAATTACTTCATAAACTGTATCATTAGATCCAACATTTTTTGCTACAGCTTTTTTAACTGCTCCAAATTTGTACTGTTTCTTTAGATGATTTTTTGCTACTGCTCCAACAAATTCTTGTACTTCTTTTGTTTCTATTCCTGCGTATGCTAATGCTTTGATTTGATCTTGTAATCCAAAAGCAGGATCGTTTGGTCTATAAACTGCTTGTGGAGGAAATATATTTGGATCAGATATAAAATTTCTAAAACTTAATCTGTCAGCATTTTTCATCAAAGGCACCATTGATATACTGCTATACAATAAATCATCCGGATCAGTTGTTGTGATAGTAAATGTTCTAGTAGTGGCACTAAATCCAAATTGGTCTTGTGCTGTTACTGTAAATGTATATGATCTATCTAGTGTTGTTGTTCCACCATCTAATGTAAATGCTCCTGTATTTTTATCAATAGTAGTCAGACCAGGTTTGCCAACCTCTCCGAACTGCCTAACCTTTCCTTGTAATTGTCCGTCAATGGCCAATGTTATTCCAGGAGGTAATCTACCCGAGTCTAATGAATATACCAAAATAGCATTAGGTACTGTGCTTGTAGCATTTACGGATAAAGTCGAAATAAAATTTGCTCTCAAGTTTCCGAGATCACTTGCTGTATTCCATGTAATTACACTTTCTACTTCTCCCAGTAATTTAACTGTAAAAGTTTTATCTTTGCTAATGACTTGATTTGTTTCAGAAGTAATCCTTTCATCATAATCATAAAAAGACATTGTAACAACTTTATTAGCAGTTATCTGACCACTAGAGTCAAATGTTCTAAAACCAACGTCTGTAATACTTCCTTTGAAACTTGATCTAATTAAATCGCTATCACCTTGTTCTATTCTTGTTAAAGTTTTATCTGTTGCGGTACCAACCACTCTACCATTTTTTACTACCCACACAGACTTATCAATTATTCCTTGTAAAGTATATTTTGAATTGTCACTAGCATCTGCTGTAGTTACAGGAACAGTATTAAAAACAATCCAACCAGTCTCATTATTTTGTCCTAAAAAGTTTTGTTCAGCAAAATTAAAGAAAGGAACATTTTGCTCTCCTGACCAAGTTTGACCAACACCTATATTATTAAAATAAGATTGAAAAGAAGTACTTGCGGCTGATCCTAATTGTCTAAGAGCTTCAATAGTAAATTTATATTCTTTTGTAACAGCAGGTTGATAAGGAACTAAACCAGCTATTTCACCTGTTGTTGAATCTATGCTTAATCCCGGAGGAAGGGCACTTGCTGTTCCATCTGGATTAGCTTTTTTGACTGTAAAACTAATTATTCCTTGATTGCTTGTCGGATCATACACATCTAAAAACAAAGTAACATAATTGTTAGCTCTTCTAAATCCTAAGTCGCTTGGTGTTAACCAAACAGGAGCTCTTAGGAATGTATTATCAGCTGTAAATAATCCTGTCCCTATCTGCATTAATGTATTATCTGTTCTTAGGAAATCGTCACCCACAAGATAGATTTGAAATGCCCTTTTAGCAATTACTATTCCATCACTTACACTTACTGTAAAATCATAAAATCTATTTAATTTTCTTGGACTTTGTGTTGGTATAGCGTAATCATAAAAATTTGTATCATAGTAGAAACTTGAATAACCATTAAAACTTTGTACACCAAAGTCAAAAGGAAATTCTCCAAAAGTATTTGAATCATAAAATCCAGAAGCGGCTCTTTTTTCTAATGCCAGTAAAGGCTCAACAATTCCAGTAAGTTTTCCTGTCGTGGTTCCTAATTCTATGCCTGGAGGTAGCTCACCATCTCCGTCAGCAATAAAGTATTCTAGATTATCTCCAGCAGGAATATCAGGATCGATCACCTGTAATTGAAAGTCAACTGGACTGCTATCTAAGATGTAAAATTTTTGATTAGGTCCTAAAGGTAATGAACCTTCATTAGTTACCCAAGTAGGAGCGTCGGCTCCATCTATTGTAATATAAAATGTTCTATCATCGATAGTGTTTCCTTTTCTAGCACGTAGAACAAACTGAAATTCTTTCAATGATTTTACTTCGTAAGGAGTTCCAATCAAACTGTTGTTATTTGCTATTCGTAAACCGCCAGGAATAGATCCACTTATTAATGTAACACTATCTACGGTATTGATAGGCAAAGCAATAGTTTGCGTTATGCTTTCACTGTATGTTCCGAGATTGTGCCCTGTGTTTACAGTCCATAGTTCAGACATTTTGTACTCCTATACTATATTTATGCTGTAGGAAGGGTACCCATATCTGCGGTAGGCAATGCGGACTCTGTAAATGTAGATGTTCCGTTGTCAAAATCAACGCTTAATGAGTCAACTAGGTAGTCTAGTGAACTACTGAAAGATGTTGGAAAAGCAAGTCCTTGATCAAAAGTTAAATATGGAGCAACATCTTTTATATCTCTAATATCAACACCATATATTGTGCTTTTAATATCACTTGTGTTAATGATTTCTTTTTGTTGCCCATCTAAGTTTGCGGCAAGTTTAGGTGTTGTATCTGTAAACAATGAAGTTTGTGAAGTAATTGTAATAGTGCTTCCAACTAAATTTGTTGTTACTAAATTTCCACCTGCTATTGTTAATGCTGTGTTGTTAGCATCAAAGGTAGCGTTAGTGTTATCAGCAAACACCTGTAATTGAGGTAAGCCAGTTGCTGTAGAATTAATTGTAATAGTGTTATTGTCACTTGCTAAACTTACAGCCGTTCCTGCCACTAATTTTTTAAACTGCATCTCTGCGGCACTAACTTGAGCAAATACGCCTTCACCTGATGTGCCAAGATTAGCACCCGTAGTTTTTTCAGGATCCCTAGCATCTAGTTCTGCGAAGTTGTTGTTTACTTTTACAAAGGCTTCACGTAGGTCATCACCTGTGCCGTCGTTTGCTATTGTTCCTATGTTTACTGTTTGTATTGCCATATCTGTTTCCTACTGTATTTACCTATTCTTTTTTCTCATGCCATATACGTTACTGGTATAAGGATTAGCTCTATTATATCTATTAAACAACAGTCTGTTTTCAGCACCACATATATCTGTTGTGTCACCGTAATTAGATTCGTTTGATTCATCTTTCAAGACTGGTAAGGCATCATTTTCTAATTTCTTTTTAAGTTGTATTGGGGTTAAGCTAGGATCAGCTTGTAGATATAAAGCACCTACTCCACACACCTGCGGGGATGCCATTGATGTTCCGCTTATGTTTCCTACTCTGAAGTTGCTATCCCCAAAATAAGCACCATCAGTATATCTATTTGTTGTACTAAAACAGCTCATTATATTTTCACCAGCGGCAAATATTGATACTCCTGGTCCTGTTGTGCTAAAACTGGTCTTTCTTTCTGTTGTTGCGTTTTCAGGAGTGCTATCTATACACCCTACCATATTTGCCTTTTCGTCAAAAGGAGAACTGCCTCTATGATAGTAATTGTTTGTTCCACCACTATGGAAGATTATGTTATTGTAGTCTACTCCTGGTCCTACTGAAGTGTCTGCTTTGAAACTATTATTTCCTGCCGCAATACAAACATGTACTCCAGCATCTATCAAACTATCTACATCAAGATCAATAGCCGCTAACCTGTAAGGATATCTATAAGTTGGAAATCTATAATAAGGATAAAATCCATAAGTGTCTCTATGATAAGATGTTGAACTATTCCAACCTTCTGTAGATGAATTGTAAGTCACTCCTCTATATACATAACTGTCTATGTTGCTAAAATTACTTCCCATTGAATAACTATATCCCCAACTCATGTTAACAATCGTCGGACGTTTGAATCCTGTCTTAGGGTCTATAGGTTTGTTTTGATGCCATCCTTTTATTATATCAAAAGCATTTATAACACTTATTCCTGTACCAGAGTCACCACTACCTTCTAGTCCACTTAATTTAACTGAATAAATTCTTGCGTTAGGTGCCCAGCCAAAGTTAAGTCCAGCCGCAGTACCGCCACAATGTGTGCCATGTCCGTCGGTATCTCTGTAATGGTTAGGATCTTGAGTGCTTCCTACACCTGATTCAGCAAACCAATCTATCAATTGCACTCTGCTGTTTCCGTTTGCGTCTTTGAATTCTGGATGATCTACTTGGAGACCGCTGTCTTGTATAACAATGTCAACTCCTGTGCCGTCCATTGAATATGGTCTATCAAAAGGATTAGAAGCTAATGATGTTGATGTGCCATATTTGTTTTCAATAAAACTATGTCGTATTTTACCCCAATCTCTGTAATTACCAGAGTCAGCACTTGACTTATTAAAATCAGCTGTCTGAATAGCATCATATCCAATTTCGATATCATCTCTTTGATCTGGTCGTAGTTGAACATCTAAGACTCTTGAATCATTACGTAATGCTACAGCTTCATCATCTGTCAAGGCATAATGTGTGTTTCTCTCGGACAAAGGTCTAGCATTGGCAACGTCAACTGTTCTATTAGGAATATCGCCTGCTCCAGTTGAAGCTATCATTTCTTGATTGAATTGTGCGTAGTCTACGCCTTTATTTAGAGAGACTATATATTCTTTTTCACTCATTATATAAATCCTAATGCGTAAGCAATGCCCATTTCAATTCCTAACAATAACGTAAAACCTATAAGGGTAAAAGTTATTGCCATAGGCAAAAACATAACGTCTTTCCAAGTACGCTTTCTTGTACAACAATCACTCATTTATAACTCCTAGTGTAAATCAACCCAAGCACCGTTGGCATAACCTTGGAACTTGTTAGTGGTAGTATTATAAATTGTATCTCCGTTGCCGGCTGTCAAAGCATCTCGCTGGGTGGTAGTGAAACTTGCTAATCTCAATGGACTGTTAGTGATTCTAACTTGATCCTGTGCTATTAGTTCTATAGAACTAGCACTATCTATTTGAGGAGTGCCTACACCTGAACTTTCAAAACTGTCAGCTGTAAATCTTTGTGCGGTTAAGTTGCCATCAACAGTCAAGTCACTGCTCATTCTAACACTTGGTGTCATAACAATTTGTGAACTATCGTCTGTGTCAATAGTGCTTGAGCTTAAAGTAAAGTTACCGATTGATGTTGAGCCGCCTGTGCCGTTTTCCCATTGATTCGTAGAACTGTTATATTTAAGAATTTGATCGTTCTGAACACTTGTAATGTTTACATCGTTTAAACTGTTGATACTTTGTGCTGTTATTCCTGTGATGTATCCTGAATCATTTGTAAATGAACTTATTGTAGTTGGTACTGTAGGAATATCTGCTGTACGAGCAATAGTGCCTGAAGTATTAGGTAATGTTAGTGTTACATTTCCGGCATAGTTAGCGTGTGCCGGTGGTTCTATTCTTACGTAATGTACATTGTTTACTTCACAGTATAGATCAATCTTAGCTACACTTCCTGTTCCTGTTTTAATACTTAAGGCTCCATCAGTGAACGTTGAACCTCCGTCAATTGATAAGTTATCTGTATAAGTGTTTGCCCATCTAATTGTGTTAGATCCTAAACTGTATGTGCTATCAGCAGATGGACTGACGTTTCCAAAACTGACGCTGTTTGTTGTTTCAGATCCAGAGTTAGTAACCTGTGTAAGAGTTATTCCTGTTAAATTAGAACCACCTCCGAAGAAGTTTGTGGCTCCAACATCGCCTCCAACGTCTAGTGTCCTTGTTGGTGTTGTTTTGTATATACCAACTCTACCAGAACCTGTATCAACTTTTATTGCTGTAACTACACCAGCAATAGGTTTTACTTTTATTTCAAAGTCTTGTTCGTTAACCAAGTTTTGTAAAACAACGTTACCGCCTGTTATTCCTAATGAAACTTTGCTTATGGAACTACCACCAATTTGTAATCCGTTGTCATCGTTAATAGTAATAGAACCATTCTGTACATAACTTTGATTAGTACTAATGGCATCTGTAATTCCATAACCTGATAAAGTTGTAGGAGTTCCTGTTAATGAACTAAACTGACTGTCGAATAAAGTTGGTTTATTTGTTAAGTTAGCATAATTTAAATAATAAGATCCATCAAATCCATCTAGTGTATCTGCGTTTAGGCCTGAGCCACCTGTTGTAATATCATCTGCTGGTGCCCAGTTTGCTCCGTTCCATTTTAAAACTTGTCCTGTGCTTGGAGGTGTGCTTTGTGTATCAACATCTGCTAAATCACTTATATCATCTACTAAGATTGGTTTGTTAATTAAGTTAGTATAACTTCCTGTTGTGGCCACTGTAGCAAGGCTAGGTGTACCAACTATTTCACTATAGTTTATACTGCCATTTACCCAAGCCGCACCACCGTCAGTATTTCCTGTGGTTGAATATTTTATAATTTGATTATTTGCTAATCCGTCAAAGTTAGTGGCTGGAGCTAATCCTCCACTGCCTCCACTGCTTGTTCCTGTGTTTGTTATTGTAATTGTGCCTGCTAAATCATCATAAACAATATCAATACCAGTACCTTCTCTTAGAATAGCGGCTACTCTATCATCAACTCTTTCGTTTGTGAAATATTGATTAGTGCCTTCAGGTAAGTCACTTGTTGTCGCGGCTACTGTAGGTTTGTCAGTAAGATCATTATAACTACCACTAAATGGATTATAGCTTACACCGCCGATAGTCAATCCTGTTGCTGTAATGTTACCAGCACCAACAATGCCTGATCCAGTTAAGTCTAAATTATCACCTGCTGGTAATTCTTTTAACTTGTTTTGATCATCTCTGTCAACTATAATTGGAAATCTATTTGCCATATTTCATCCTCTCTATGTCAGGTTCGCTATTCTACTTTTAAAATCTGCAAAGTCTGTACTTGCCGCCGCCACAGTTTTTAAAGTTTGTAAACTCACGTATCCTGGTATCACTCCGTTCACCGCGTCTACCAACAACGTAGAATCATCTGCGAATACTGATCCAACTACATCTCTTTTTGTATTTGTAACATCTAACTCCGCAAAGTTTTTGTTGATTTTATCGAAAGCAACTCTTAATGGATCGCCATCACCTTTGTTAGCACTTGTTCCGATGTTTATAGTTAGAATAGCCATTATACTCTCCCTATCACAACTTCGACAATGCCGTGACCGTCATCATCTTTTGTGCCTACTGCTTTACCAATAATTGTACCTATGCCTGGTATGTTGTTTACCATTCCATATCCTGCTATAGCACTTGTGACAATCATATCACCTTTCTTAACTTGTCCAATTACTTTACAAGGAGTTCTACCCTGTAATGCCAGTGGCGTAACATGATCGCCTTCTAATTGGCTATTCATTAAGTGTGCTGGATTTTCTGAAACAACTCCTGCTACTTTAGTATCACCTTTTATATCTGTTGTGGTAAGTTCTTGTTCACCACCAAATACAAGCACAGTCCCTACTTCATAATCTTTATCTGCTAGATAGTTCTCTGCCAAGTCAGCGTATTTTGCTGAAGTTGCCAAACCATCTAGTGCTGTAGCATATACTGTAGAATATCTTAAAGCAGATGTTCCTAGAGCATATCCATTGTTACTTGAAGGACTTGCCGCTGTTTGTGTGAACTTGATCGCCGCTACGTTATTGTTTGCTATGATAGCAATTTCACCTGCGGCTGTAAATCCAGTACCTGCTCCCACAGCTATACCTGTTGACGATGCTCCTTTTTCACCTGGTGCTTCTATAAATGAAGTATAAGCCCAGTCACTTGCTAATCTTGGTGAATTTAATGTAGCATCACTTGGATCTCCATAACTACTGTTCTTTTGGAAGAACGATGCTGTAACATCTGTATCACCTATCTGTATGCTTCCTGGAAATGTAGTAGTTGTATTACTTGCTACAGATCCAACAGTATCAAACACCTTAGCACCACCAGGAGTCTTAAGTGTCATCGTTAAGTTGGTTTGATCTAAAATATCATAATTGTCAAGTTTAAATTTCTGTGCGTCTATACTTCCATCTGTTCCAGTTTGTACTATTCTAGAAGCAACACCAGTCGTTGTAAATTTACTGTAAGCGTCAATTAAATCGTCAATTGTAACTGCTACTGTGTCAGCTGTTCCTGTAGTAATATTTGCTAATACAGTTTTAGCCGCCATATCAGGTAAATCTGAGTAATCTACGCTACCTTCTTTCAAGGTTACAAAACCATCTGTAACAGTAAAGTCACCTGAATCAAAACTTGCTAGTCCTAGATCACTTTGAGCAATACCTGTAGCATTAGCTCTGGTGGTTGCCGCATTCATAGCCAACTTGCTTTGTGCTATACCAGCATTTGTGTTGACGTCTGCGTTTACAATGGAATCACCAGTGATCGAGAATGTAGCAACATTTCCTGATACACTTATACCAATGTCTCCTGCCGGAGTTGCGTTATCATAACTTGATCCGTCCCAAACCAAGAAGTCGTTGGTTTGTCTATTGGCAATGTTTGCGCCAATAGCTTCAGTACCAAACGGTGTTCTAGAATCAACGTATGACTTGGTTGCTCCATCCTGTTGATTGGTTGGATCCGCCATGTTAAATATTTTGTTGGTTCCACCAGCATTTAAATTTCCTGTTAAAGGTGTTGTGCCATCTCTTGCTAACGCACCTGGACCTATAGTTCCAACTGTTTGTAAAGTTCCTGTTCTATCAAAATGTAGTCTTCTTGTTAAGAATGCTTCAGCGGCAAATTCTGTAGGTACTGCGGCTGGATCAGCATCAGCCATTGTGTCATCGTTACTGAATTCAGTAATTCTAACACCTTGTTTAAATCCAAGTCCGTCTAGGTTACTAATAGCGATCGAAGCCGCAAAAGTAACAGTACCTGTTCCTTGGTCAACGCTAAAGAACTTACCAACTCTAAAGAATCCATCTTGGTCTGTTGAAGCAAAGAATACTCTACCTTTTCCTCTTTCAACTACTTCATTTGCCTGTGTAGCTGAATTAACCGGTTCACCGTAAATGATACTTGGATAGTTTGTGGTGTTAAATCCACCAGTACCAATTTTATCAAAGTCATGTCCGTTTGCTCTTAATGTTGAAATACCAACTGTAATGTTTGCCGCTTCGTTTGATGCTAATGATAAAGTAAGTGTTATAGCAGTGGTTCCTCCAGCACTATAAATTGGTTTGGCAATACCTGAGCCAGTGTATAAAGTATTGTTACTGTTAATGTTTG